TGTTCGGTGGTATGAACAGAGGCGAATTGAATATTTTCGCAGGCGGATCAGGTGCAGGTAAATCGCTATTCCTAGCGAACCTAGGTGTGAACTGGGCACTGGCAGGGCTAAATGTCGTGTACCTAACACTTGAACTTTCAGAAGAACTAGTGTCAATGCGTATGGATGCTATGATAACTGGTATGCCTACAAAAGAGATTTTTAAGAATCTTGATGACGTTGAAATGAAAGTTAAAATGATTGGTAAGAAGAGCGGAACTTATCAAGTCAAATACATGCCCAGCGGCAAAACAGCCAATGATCTCCGTAGTTATTTGAAAGAATATGAAATTAAGATGGACCGTAAGGTCGATGTACTCTTAGTTGACTACTTGGACTTGTTGATGCCTATCAGCAAGAAAATCAGCCCAGCAGACTTGTTTATCAAGGACAAGTATGTCAGTGAAGAACTGCGTAATCTAGCAGTAGAAAAGAACTGTGTGTTTGTCACAGCCGCACAGTTGAATCGTGGTGCTGTGGAAGAAGTAGAGTTTGACCACAGTCATATTTCAGGCGGATTAAGTAAGATCCAAACAGCAGATAACGTGTTTGGTATTTTTACTAGCCGTGCTATGCGTGAGCGTGGACGCTATCAAATACAACTGATGAAGACACGTAGTAGTAGTGGTGTTGGACAGAAAATTGATCTGGAGTTTGACATTGACAGTCTACGCATCAGTGACCTAGCAGAAGAAGATGGGTACGGTAGTCACAACAGCCAATCGGCAGGATCAAGTCTACTCAACAGTATCAAACAACGTCAAACAATCGTACCAAGTACCGGTGAAATACTAACAGATGGTGCACCAGCACCCAAGGTACGTGCCACAGTGGAGAGCAGTAAACTTCGTGAGTTGATCAACAACTTGCCAGGCGATGACCTTTGATTTTTCCTTGAATTAATAAATACGCATATAATAATCAAGGAAAACTTTATGGAACTGCACCACGTCACTGACCTCAATGATCCTCTAGCACATGTGATCAAAGATGATCCGGTGCGACCACATATCCCGTTGGAACAACGTATTAACGAAACGGCCGAAATACTCTTGCTAAAAGCAGGAGAAGAGATCTTGGCCGCTACCTGTATGCAGTGGCTGACAGAAATTCCAGAAGATGAAGCTGATCTAGTCGAGCTGGGACATACCAAGGATGTGGCAGTATTCTACACCATTTGGAGTTATAGTCCGGGTGCAGGTCAAAAGTTAATCAAGCAGGCCGCTGAATGGCTCAAGCAAGAGTACAAGGACATCAAGGCCATTGTCACGCTCAGTCCACAGACAGAAATGGCTCGTCGTTTCCATCATAAGAACGGTGCCGTTACCCTACGTGAAAATTCCACATCAGTAAACTATCAATACTACAGCAGAGACGCAGTCAAGCAAGATAATTAATTGCATGAGCAAACTGTATATTATTGGTGACAGCTACAGCAGTGCAGCCGAAAAAGACAAAGATATAGACCCACGCACTTGGATGTGCCGGTTAGCTGAAAGTCTGGGCGTAGAAGAAATAGTCAACAAGAGCCAACGTGGAACCAGCCAAGAATGGGCCTGGCGTCAACTGCATCAGCTGATACCCGATATGCTACCGGAAGACTATCTAGTGGTAGTACTAACGCACCCTGCACGTAAATGGTATCACAGAGATTATCCGGAAATTAGCCGTTACGAGTACATCTGGAAGTTTAAAGAGATCGGGTTGAAACCTTGGTTCGAAGCAGCCAAACTCTATACAGAGCGCCTACAAGATCCAGTGCTGGATCAAGACAGCGTAGAACAAAGACTGGCATGGCTAAGCCAGATGATACAGATAAGGGGACTGCGCAAGCCACAGGTCCTGCTGGGTTTCCAATTTCAAATAGGCGCCAGCAGAAGTTTTCCCAGTATACATGTCAGCTGGGGTGATCTATGTACTGTCAGTGAAAATGAATCTGACCAATTGGCTGGCAAGGACTACTACAGTCGCTTGATAACCTATGTGGATTTCCGTTACAATCATCTGTGCTTGAGCAATCATCTGGTCCTAACCGATAAACTAGCCGAGGCATTCGAGACTGATCAGCGTGTGGATCTAGGTCAAGGATTCCTGGACGACATGTTGAACGACCTTGCCCTAGGAGATCAGGAATGGTGCAGTTACGAAATTGACCCGGAACTCTTAGCTGAACACCGCAAGGCCAGTGCAACAGATCCCGGCATATTGGCCAAGATACGCCAGGCACAACAGGCGCATTTTAAAACTACCACTTAATTGGCAGGACATCAGGAATTAAATACTTGTACATTGAACTATCACTGTATGATGTATTTGCCTGAATACCATAATTTTGAGCATCTAGCCATAGTACCATGGCCTCACCGTCCCTTGCACTATCAAGAGGATTGGATCAACAACATCACTGAACTAGAATCCTGGCTGACCAAGTACACTGGCCCACATTGGGTAGAATGGGCCTACTCAACATGTCAAGCACAAGAATACTGGCAGGCCTGTGTGGCATTTAGACAGAGCCGTAACAAGACCCTATTCCTACTACAGTGGGGCTAGCCCGCTCAGGATCAGATCTACCCTGGGGGTCAGGCCGATAAGTACATGATGGAATATCAAGTACACTGGAATGATTTTGTCTTAACAGCCACCGAGCATGTGGTCCTACCCCTACCCCAACTGGCTGAACTAATAGATCACCTTAAAGATCTACCTCCCAAGCAGGCCGTAGCCGATCTAGGCACGGGCACGGGCTGTATGGCTCTATGGGCTGAAAAACAATGGCCCCGAGCAGGTATATGGGCCACAGACCTACCCCTGGCACAGTGCGTGGGAGTCAACAGACTGACCCTTAATCTAAACGTACACACGGTCACAAATTTTTGGCCCGAAGTGGCCACACCCAAGTTTGACCTAGTCATGAGCAATCCCCCGCACGATACCGAAGCTGAATGGGCAGCCATGCCCCAAGCACATGACTATCTAAAGAAAGCCAGCGTGATCGCAGGCGCCACTGGACTTGAACACCTGTTCTATATCTTAGACACAGCTGATGCCTATACCACTGACGATGCACACCTAGTCTTAATACACAAGCAGGAACAGCTGGCTGAGATTGCTACTCGCACTCCTACTTGGTATTTGGAACGCACTCACGTGAATGATGGAGTCTGCATGAGTGTTTACACTAAGCGGAGCGGCCCAGCAAATTTTTAAGGGCGAAGCCGAGCGGAAAAATTTTAGACTAGCTACGAAGTAGCGTAGCGGTAAAACGCGAAACACAGCGTTCCGCTAGCAGTAAGATTCACTCTCGATCCAGTCCTCTATCGCATATACCCTTGATCAGCCTGTGCCGTTCACTAGAATCTACCCTAGACTCACTTATACGAGCTATGTCCTCTAGGGCAGTTTCCAGGATCTCTACTCTGTTTAGAGCTGAATAATACCTATCCCTTAAGGTACTAGCTTGAAAGATGCTGATCAATCCTGCGATGAGTTTAGTGAGCCAAATGTGCGTGTTCATGCTAGTATATAGTAAATAATCATATGACACTGAAAGAAATAGTAGAAAATCACTGGTTATATCCCCTAGCGTTGATGCTATTGGGGGTATACTCTTTTGCCCTAGGCTACCTAATTGGCCTGATTTGGTTAAAGATCTAATGGAGCAAAACGAGCCCATTTGACGCGGTAATCTAGGTGTAATCTGTAAATACTATTACAACAAGGGGAGGGTATACTATGTATAAGAGAACCAAACTAATGTGCCATTTGGAGAATCCACCAAACGCATAGTGTTGTAAAAATTTGATCATCTATACGGGTCGTGCCCGCAACCTTAAGCTCTATTCGTGGAGCTTTTCTTTTGGCTGGTTAGAATGGGCCGTAGCGTGTGCGCCCAATGAGTAGATCATCAGCGGGATCTACAGGGGGACAACAGTCACTGAAGCGTAGATGAAACTCTGTAGATAATACTCCTTCTGGAACCCAAAAACGTGTGCGATTAAGGTGTACATCACAGGTGATATTGTGATCAACGATCCATGTGATAACTTCTCTGGCACGTGGATCTAGCGTGAGTATGTAGTATTCGCGCACAGTAGCTTATAGGGGACGAAATTCTATGCAGAAAGCTACGATGGCCAGCAGAGCACAGAGGGCAATCCAAGCCCAACGACTCACGGGACCTTCCTGCTCCTGTACACGATAATAGGCATCAAAGTCCGGATCATAGCGATATAGACGACCACGTATAAGCACAGTTTGGTTATAGTCTTGATTGTTCATAGTAATAGTATATAGCCCGAAATGGGTCCTGCAGCCTAAAAAAATTGCCGCGTAAAAAATTATAAAGAAGTACTTAAAGTTTTAGATGGTGGAAAAAAGCTCGGTACCCATGCGCTAGCTAGCTAAGTTAGTAGTTGCTAACATATAAGCCTCCCACCCCTCTATTGGCCCCACCACCCCGGTTACCCCAGCCAAAAAAAATCCCTGACACAACCGGGAGCGAATCGGAATTACGGTGTCAGGGACCACACTACCGAACAACCTAGTGGGAGCGAATCACGTCAGTTGTTCTCACTGCACAGAGTCTGCCAGTCTGGGCCGGCTTGCTCTGTATACTCTACACGGGCATGTAGGGTCTGAGCCCTAGCGGCTGCCACGCATACAAGTAACCTCTGCTACGCTAGTCCACTTGTCCGGGAAGCTAGCTCTAAGGTCTGCTACCTTAAGTACTGTACGCAAGCTCAGCTCACGCATGCGATGCTTGTTGGCATCTACGAACGCAACCACATCCAGCTTGGCTTCATCTGACAGCTCATAGTCATCTAACATACCGTGCTCGGTAACTACCTGCTTGATGCGCAGGACCTTCTCACGCTCTGTATCGATAGTCAAGTCTAGGTAGTGGCAACGTGACTCTAGTGCTTCCAAGTGATCCTGTAGCTTCTTGCTCTTGACGTGATCGAACTTGATGTTGGTAATAAAGATAGCACCACCCTTGAACTCGAATGAGTTGGGCACACCCTCTGAACGCAAGAGCCTAGAGTCTGTGTTCCAATGGATCATACGGCGCTTGCTGGTATCCAGAGCGGCTTTCAAGATGTTCAAGCTAAGGTCATCAAGCAATACGCTATCACAGTCGTCGAATACTAGGATTGACTTCTTATCTGAGTATTCGTAGAGTTTAGAGTACAGGCCAATGGCGCTCATCGCACCCTTGACCACTTCGTACTTCTTCAGCTTCTTGTCGTCTGCTACGTTAGCGAACACATCGTGCTTGCTGAGTACTTTCTCAACGCCAAAGCTCTTGCCCACACCTGGAGGGCCTGTGACGATCATAGCACGTACATCGCCCTTCTTGACTGCACGGGTCATGTCATCTAAGATCTCAAAGCGATCACGCAGACGGTTGAGGATCTGCTCATCAGTCTCTGTGCTGATGTCTTTCTTAACTGGCTCTTGGGCCAGGCTTTTGGTATCTTGCTGTAGTGCCATTAGCATCTTACTAGTTACGACTTTACCTACCATTTGTTACGCTCCTTTGTTACGCTGTTAATAAATTAATTATACTACAGTTAGGGCATGTGCCCTAACGTTTTGGTTAGTCTAGTCTGCTACCCGCATAGGCCCGCAAGCCCAGTGCTGTAAGGTAGTTGGCATAGGCATAAGCGCCTGCTTCTTTGATGTCGATGTTCTGCACGGGCAAGCCTGCTGGATCCCACATGCTCAAGCATTTTGGTTTGTAGTCCTTGCGGAAGCCTGCCTTGATCAGCTCTTTGGCCTGTTTGCTGTTAGTACGGTCCACGTAGACCTCTACCCAAGCAAAGCCACAAGCACCACGGTCACCGCCCCATTTGGCGTACTCTGCACGACCAGCCGCTTCTGCTAGAGTCTTGCCTGCTTGGATTTGTTCTGCTGTAATCATTGTTCGCTCCAATGTTGTTTAAGTAAGTGTTAATTATATGCTCAAGCGTACAGGCTGTCAACTTCTTTGTAGACCTTGTAGCCATAGCGTTGAAGCTTAGAGATAGCAGAGTTCAGCTCTGACATTTCCTTCTGCAGTTCTTCCAGCTCTTGCTTGGCTTCTTTGACTGTGTCAGCGAAGATCTCGCGTTTGATGAAGTTGTGGCGCACTAGATAGCACTTGCCAAAGTCCTCGTCCTCTACATACTGGATGGTGCCATATGGGACGGTGCGGGTTTCGTTTAGCTTCATGGTTCGCTCCTTGTTGCTGTTTAAGTCTTAATTATATTACCAAAGCGTGGGGTTGTCAACCATCTTGCGCAGGCTGTAGGCTTTGATGCCTTCTTCTACGAACAGGGCTAGACTCAGCAAGGCCAGGAAAGCCCACATGGGCCATGTGTAGTAGAGTGCGTAGATAACTGCTTCAAATGCTGTAGTCATAACTGCTCCTTATTGTGCAAAGATTTCACGGCTTAAGATCTTGTCTTCTACTTCTCGATAGCACAGATTCATAGCCTGTGTTACGAATGTGTAGACAAGTGCTCGTTCCTTTGCTGGCAACTGTTCGATGCGCTCTTGCAGTTGGGCAAATGATTCTGGTGTGTAAAAGAATCCATTGAATGGAATTGGGTTTTGGACTATATCGTACATGGTTCGCTCCTTGTTAATATGTTAATTATACTGCCAAAATCAACTGACGTCAACCGTCCATTGCAGGCTACCGTTGTAAAAGTTATACTCGGCCCGTAGGCTGTCTCCTGGAAAGAATGGGTTGCTAACGATGGCGTAGGGTGCATCAGCATGATCCATTTTGAAGCTGTGGACTTCTACTTCTTTGAAGCCATAGTCTTGCTGTGTTCCTGTGTCGATAAAGTGTACTTGCATGGTTCGCTCCTTGCTGTGTATGTGTATAATTATACAGGTTTAGATGAGGCCTGTCAACCGAAAATATTCGTCATGACTCACGTAGAAGTCTGTGCTGGGATCGTAATACTTACCTTCCTTAGGATCATAGTAAAGCACTCTGCCGTTGAAATTGTAAGGACCTTCTAGGCCTTTACGTGCTCCATAATTGTCACGCATCGTGTCTACGGTGTTAAGAACTCTGTAACCCATCACTGCTCCTTGTTAACTTAGCCTATAGTATAGCACGGCCTAGCCAAAATGTCAAGAGAAAAGGTGTTGTATTTCTACAACACCTTTGAGTGGTGGGCCCACCTGGACTCGAACCAGGGACCAAAGGATTATGAGTC